AAGTCAGGGGTGTAAGTGCGGTAGTGCAAGTCTTCCCACTCTATCTTCAGCTGCTCATAGCGAACAGCCTTCTGACACTTAGCAAGTACAAGGGAAGTATCTTTTTCAAGACCACTCCTGTACTTGCCTTTAGCGTGATACCGTTTAGTTCGCGCCATTGGCGTTAGCTTTTGCTAGAGAATGCTTTAGTTCTATTACTAGCCTATCGCCCTGTGCCTTTACACAATACAGCTGATAGTTTATATTTCCTTTGGCACTGCCATTGATCTGAATCTCCTTAAGCAACTCAGTCTGCTCCTCTGTGAAGTTCTCTGTGTCATATTCAATATCGTCTAGTGTAACCTTAGTCATGTCAGCTTATCCTTCTACGTAAGTATATTCTATTAACGGTGGTAGCTTTGACCCAGAGTATACCTTAGATGGTAGCTCCTGCAACTCAGGCCAACACTTCTTCTTATGGTCACACCATGAGCATGTCTTACACAGCTTCATGTTGCCACTTGCTTTCTTCCTAAACGTTTCTGGCTCAGGCTTAAAGCAACGCTCAAAGGGTTCATCGTTATTGATGTAATCAACTGTAGCTTTGATAGACTCCATCACCTCATCTACGTTAGCTGTCTCAGCAGTTACATATTTGAACTGCCCATTCACTTTGTTAATCACCCACCACCCACCAACGTCTTTGTTAGCAGCTACAGCGTAGCCTATAAGCTGGGATACATAGCCAAAGTCATCTGCATAGGCTAACGAATCATAGCTGGCAAACTTGTTGTCGTAACCGTAGGGTGTAGTAGATTTAACATCGTCTACCTTACCATCCAACACCATGTCATACTCGCCATTGATAGACGCATCACCTACCTTTAGGGTAACCTTATCGTTGTCACCAAAGTCAACGCCAGCTGCACGTAGTACCCCTTTGAACATAGCCTCAGTCCAATCACCCATCAACATGTTCAGCATGAATGATGTAGGCTTCTGAACGTCAGTGTCTGGGTTGTTCTTAGAGAACCACAGCTGGCATCTAGGCCGCCCAATGTTAGACATACGTAAACGAAACTCATCCCGTGGGCCACCATTGAACTGCTTGTTGAGAGCAGCAGCCACATCAGTGGCTACTCCTTGTATTATCTCATCACTCATACTTGCTGTGCCGTTAATAGCTGACCTCAAGTATGCGTGTACTGATAGTTCAGCAGGGTGGATCATATGTCGAACTCTCGTACTTCAACAATAGAGCCAACGATCTTTGCATCAGCCGCTGAGAGGCTACCAGTTGCCGCCTCGTTGTGCTTACCATCAATCCACCTGTTAGTACCACCAATCCAATCAATGAAGTCTTGAAGTATCTGACTGTCTCCTACACCGTAGGCTACCTGCTCACCTAGTGCAGGCACAATGATAGCATACTTACCACCAGAAGGTAGGTCACGCTTAGCACTACCTAACTTAAGGGTATGCTCAACAGGTGTAAGCTTCTTGTTGACGATCTGATTGATAGATGCATCAATAGCTTTCATTGACTCAGTATTCTTCACATCCATTACGAATGGTATCTCTGCCTCAAGTCCTGAGATAGCATTGCCCATGTCATCAGTAGGCTTATCCAAGGTGAGTACACCAAGCAGTACACGCACACGCTTAACGCCACGGATGATTGTCTTCATCTCCTCAGGTAGTGACTGAAAGTCTTTGATGTACCCTGATGGTCGGCCAAGGTTAAACTTACCTGTAGTATCCTTTAGGTCTGCATTAAGGTTAGATGCTAGTAATGTCTTATGCATAGTCTTAGTATCTGAGTCCCATCGTTGCCACTGGTGGCGCTGTGAGAAGATACGTGTGGATAGTGTCTTACTAAACACAACTTCTCCATCAGGTAACGTTACCTTGTAAGCTCCTACTGGAACCTTGATGATGTCATCCCCTTCACTATCAGTTACAGTTAAGGCAGAGTGTACTTGGTTTACTCGTGCCAAGGTTGACTGTGACGATGCGCCACCACCACCAGTACTGATACCCATTGCCTCTGAAAGTGACATGCCATCTACGGAAAGTGCTATATCTGTGCTCATATTTATAATCCTTTATATATGATATTGGTTAAGAGAGGCTAGTTATAACCTCATACGTCATGTGTGTCAAGCCAATTAGGGCCAATCTTTGCCTCTAATAATAGAGGTACATTCATCTTAACTTTGTAGTAGTCATAGATGATTTGGTTTAGATCCATGTTCATAGAGTTGATGATCTCTATCACCTGATCTCTCTCGTAGGGGTGTATGTCTATGACCATTGAGTCATGAACACTGTTGACCAGAGTAGAACGCATAGGCATTAGCCTACTCTCTAACTCCACCAACACAACAGGTACTACATCTCCTGTTGCAAACCCCTGCACTGGATAGTTTTTTATCATAGTAAAGTTTGTGGGTAACCCATTAGGCCTCCTCTCTGTATTGGGGAAAGCATACTGCCTACCACCCACGTTAGTAATCTTCTGATACCGTATAGCCTCATTGCCTAGCCTCTTATGCCACGCTGCAATGCCCTCATACTTCTCTATGAAGTGATGATAGTACGCTGCCTCTGAGGGTGTACGGCCATAACCTGTAGCGCCGAACAGGGGAGCGAAGGTGTGCTCCTTAGCTTCCTGTCTAGTTGTTGCCTGCCCTGCATCACTGATAACCTTAGCTGTGTAGCTGTGTACATCAAAGCCTGATGCAATCTCTGCAATAGCCAATGCATCCTGAGATAGGAATGCTGCAACACGAAATTCAAGTTGAGCGAAGTCAGCCTCCATGATGTGCCCACCCTCCCATCTAGATATGAACACCTTCTTTACTGGGAACGTACCGCCTCGTGGCATGTTCTGCATGTTAGGGTTACGTCCAGAGAACCTGCCTGTGCTAGTGATGTGCTGGGTCAGGCCTACGTGAAGGAACCCATCCTTCTTTGTGTATACGGATATGCCCTCAACGAATGCTGCAAGGTAGCTTGAGATAGCTGACAGGCGTTTGAGATCCTTAAGGAAGTCAACTGCACTGTCCATGTTGTTAGCCTTAGCTGTGGTCATGAGTGTAGATAGATTGTCCTTACCTGTACTAAAGCCATTGGCACTGACCCACTTCTTATTGGGTGGCATGAAGCCTAGCCCAGCTAACTCATTGGACTTCCTTAGCTGGTAGCCCCGTGAGTCGCATGACTTACACTTGTTAGGGCGTGAGAACTTTGTGCCATCCTTCTTGATACGATACACACTGCCTGTACCATTGCAGTCAGGGCAGGTAAACGCTGTAGTTTTACGGACTTGTGTGCTGTTAGCAAACACTGCATCCCTGTACTCCTTGTCTGTCTTAGTGAAGTCGAACAGGCCAGCCCACTCTTTCTTGTTAACCATGCTGCGTGAGAACACAACCTGTGACATCTGCTCAGGGCTGTTGAGGTTGATAGGAGTATCACCCATAAGCTTACGAACCTTTATCTGTAGGCGTCCCTCTATCTCAGCCTTCTCTGTCTCGAACTCAGTACGCACAGATTCCAGTGCCTTCAAGTCTACCTTGAGGCCAGAGGAATACATACGAGATAAGCTAAGGCATACCTTGAATGTTATGTCACGTATGTTGATAAGAGATTCTGAGTCAGGCTTAGCGTAGTCCTCCTGCAATGCTACATACAATGCACGAGTGGAAGACAGGTCACACTGCAGGTAATACGTAAGCTCCACTAAAGGTATCTCGTTAGTGTTGAACCCTTCCTTGAAGTAGGCCTTGAGTGTGCCATCCTTCTGGAAGTCTAGGTTACGGCGTAGTGCACAGTTCTCTAGGCTAATGGACTTCTTCTTGTAGGAACCAGTAGGTGTGACCTCCATGTGGTTGCCCCGCATCAAGACGTATTCGGCTAGCATAGTGTCGTATATAGCACCACTATACTTGAAGCCACTCTCCCATAGCCACGGCATGTCATGCTGTGCATTGTGTAGTATCAACATGGTAGTTGCATCCAACTTAGTTTGTAGTAGCTTGGCCTGTGACCCATCATAGTCTTGCGCTTCAACGTGATCAAAGTTATAGATGTCTTGCTTACCTGACACAACTTCCTGTACACCTACTTGCACAAGCTTATTGGTTTCCTCGAAAGGATCGAGGTGCATCTTGCCACCCCTATGTGTTACAGTATTCTCTACATCAAGAACTAATTCCATTGTCGCTCCTCTCTATGCTAAGTACTGTGCCCTAGCCCCATCTAACTCGCACGTAATCTTACCGTGCCATCCACCCTTAAGCTTATTCTTTGCAATGATCAAGTACCTTTGTGAATCATCTGCATCATCATCGGATACATCAAGCACAGGGTTCTTAGAGATCAGTACCATAAGGTCAGCCTCTGCTGCCTTGCCTGTCTTACTACCCTCTAGCATTGATTGGTCTACATTGATCTTACCTTCTGCATCAGCTGATAGCTGTGACATCCATATGATAGCACAGTCGTACTGCTTAGCTATGTTACGTGCATGGATAGCAGCGTTCTTAAGATAGACATCTGACTTGTCGCTGTTCTTAACGGCAAACTTATCACCCATATCCAACACTACAATGTCAGGCTTGTAGGCCTTGATGATAGCCTCAACCCATCCCATGTCCTTACCTGTACTATCATACAGTTCTATCTGCTTACGCACTGGCTCATAGCGTGACGCAGCTAAGGCGTAGTTACCCTTGACCTCCTCCATAGACAGAGATGTAGCTGCACTTAGGTAACGTGCGCCCACCCGTTCATATGCCTCCTCATTACATAGCACCAAGCACTTAGCACCCTGAGAAGCAAAGCCACCCGGCGCACCTATCAGTGACGCATGGAAGGATGTCTTGCCTGTGTTGGGCCGTGCCCCTACGATGATCAGGTGACCACCACTGATACCCTCAACGTTCCTACCTAAGCTAGGGATGTTGAACTTCCATTGGGATTGAATGTCATTGGCCTTGAGTAGGTGATCAATCTCAATGTTACCAAACTCTAACTTAAGGTTAGGTGTGAAGTCATCCTGATATGTCTGCAATAGATTACGTACAGGCTCAAGGCTATCCAGTGACCCATTAACATAGTCGAACCCTATGTTAGCCAGCTTGTTACCTAGTACCTGTTGGAATAGTTTAGACAGTACCTCACTAGCTATCTCTTTGTTCATGGTTTCTTCACGGGATACACGCTTGAACAGATCGTTGTACACTTGCTTGTTTGCTGTAGTCATAGTGCTGTTGTTAGCAAAGAACAAAGCCTCAAGCTCAGAGGTAGTCAGGCTGCGTTCATACGTAGTCATAGCGTAGTCTAGTGTCTGCTTGATCTTACGCACATCCTTACTGAACAACTCATCAGGGCATCGGATACCCTTGTTGTTATCGTAGAACTCCTTGTCCATAAGGGTTCTTATTAGTGCTAGCTCCATCATTGGTCTTTCTCCTTAGCTATCTTGTACATACCTTCTGGTCTTCTATGAGAAGCAACGATGTCAGTGAACTGTTGATAGCTCATGAATAACATCTGATAGTCATCCATCTTCTCATCGTACTGTCTCATGTATACAATACCATTGTCGGCAATCACCATCTCTACATCTTCAAAGTTGTCGTTCTGATCTAGCGTAGTGATAACTGCTGCATCGGATTCAAACTCTACTGTAAACATTATTCTTCCTCCAAACAAAATGAACACCACGTAGACTTACTTGCATTACCACAACTGACACACTTACGCCAGTTATTGTTGTTGTTACGCTCTTGTGCTGCCTTGCGTTCATCTTCTGTCATAGGTCTAATCATTTCTCTAATCTCAATGCAAACCATGACACAGGGTATAGCTCCTTCATACTGTTACATATATCATTAGCTACTAGCCTAGTCTCTAGTTGTGTGTCACCTGCACACCTAAGATTGCACATATTAGCAAAGGCATCAAGGCTACCTGACCAGTACCACTCAGTCATGGTGTTTTGTGGCAACACCATTCTTGCTTGCTCCTCACAAACCCCTCTCTCTAACAGGCTACCATACAACATAGCAACTATACGTTGTGTTGTAGCAATGTGTATATTTTGTTGATCTTCTAACGCTGGGCCACTGCCTTGCTTCTTGTCCTGTGCTTTACTACGCCATACCTCTGGGCTATAAAACTCTGGGGTATCGCCCACGTACCTACGACTGATCTCATTCCAACGCAGAAACTTATGCTTGACTAGCTGTCGTGCTACAAACACAGGTGCCTTGATGTGGAAGGATGCAAAGCAATGGCCAAAGGGTGAGGTATGTTTATGCTTGGCTAGGTAGTTGATTAGCTTGGTGTCAGCCTCGCTTAGTACTTCTTTTCTAGCGTAGTCATCACTGTCACGCCAATCAGTAAGCTCCCAGCTGCTTGTCTTGTTAAAGCTAACCCTTGCTGCGTTCACCACTGATAGGTCAGTACCCATGTGGTCTATATAAGTTGCTGTTATCATTTGCTTACATCCGCCCAAAGCCAAGTACCATCTTTTTCTTTTTTTACTGTATATAAATGGGGTGGCCCTACTTCATCACTATAATGATGACCATAACGATATGAGTATTCATCTAACGCCTCTTTTTGCTCAATGAAGCCATCTGTTATTATACCCTCCGCAGGGCACATAAACTTTAACACCCATAGTTGGGTCACTTTATCACGTTCTTTTTCTGGTATTCTTGTTAGCGTTTCTACTGCTTCCATCTTGATATAAGCATCAATCATCTGTAATCTCCGTTACCCTAATTCTAATAGGTTTTAATCTCTTGTACTTAGCATTTTCTGTTCTAGTTGGAGGTCGAGTTGAGCAATCAAAATTATATCTATTGTAACCTACAATATTAACTGAATTGGGATTCATCTTACGTTTCCATGTAGACCTTCCAAATTTAGTTACAATTAATTTATCTTCTTCAGTATCTTTAATTGACCACATTTCTACATCAATCATCTTTTATATCCTCCAATTCTATCCTTATGTATTTCATCAGAAAGGCACCTCACCATTGCTGTCACGTGGATCTATGTAGTAACCCTTCTCAAGGTAGTCGGGCCTACGTGTGGTAGGGAGAGGGTGTGTACCCTCAAGCCCCATCTCCTTAAGGAAGTCTTTCAAGCTATCCATTAGCTACCTTAGCTAGTACCTCAAGGGCTTGCTCCTCTGTCATCTTGAACCATTCGTTCTTACGAGGTGCCATGCCCTGTGCTATGGCGTGTGCCTTAAGCTCCGCTACATTACGATCATCAAAGTATACAGAGTGTATAAGTTTGTAGTCACGCATGGGTGAGCTTGTCTGGTAACCGTTGAGCCTATCATCTGCATCAACAGCCTTGCCAATCTTTACCCACTCAGGCCATGCAGCATTGCTTATAGCATACACATAGCCTTCCTTTACCTTTGTATCTTTTTCTAAGGCAGAGAAGGCAGCATCACCAAACGATTTATAACTTCCCGATTTGTGTAGTACGTGTGTTTTCTTTATGTACTTACCGTTGACCCACATACGTCCTTTATTATTTAAGTCATGCGTTTCTTTATTGTCCTTGTAGTATGGCATCTTACCTGTCTTAACATTTATATTATCCATTTATCATATCCTT